CACAGCCTGCGGCGTATGCCCTGGGGGTCGTGAGAGGCCTCCAGGGCACCCCCCTTGCAAGATCCGCCGACGCAGCGCAGAATGGCCGCGTTGGCGTCGAAACCGACCTCAGAGCCCTTGCTCATGCACCCGCCCCCACCACCCTGGGGGTTTCGACCGGGTGCATGGTCAAGGGCTTCGTCGTTTCTGCACCAGCCGTCAGGGCGCGTGAGCAGATGGGCCTGCATGGGCTGCACCCAGGAAACACCGGCCTCCCTGTACCCGGGAATGCGCCGTCCAGCCTGTCAGCGAGGGACTGGGCAACACGCGGGGCCATGGTGACGACGAGACCCGCATCGAAGGAATCGCTGCCCCCAGGGAACTCTGGGCCTGCAAGGCCGGGAGAGGGCGACACGGGCTGTCACCCTTGGGGATCCTATGCCCGGACGATAGTCGCAGGCTTTCAGAGCAGAAGCCGAGGATGCAGAAATCCCGGGCTGAGACCAGACGAGCGCTCTGCGCCGATAGGCTGAGACTATGGATGATCAGGAGTTGGGCCGCCGCAGGCGTGAGGCCTGGGAGCTGGCGCAGGCGCCGCGGACGATGGCGGAGTTGCTGGCCGGTGTGCCTGAGCTGACGAGCCGGGACGTACGCAAGATGGTGGCCCGGCGGGAGTTGGCGAGGATCGGTGGCTGCTACAAGGCGGTGACGCCGCCGCCCAGGCACGAGCCGCCGCCCCAGGCGGTGCAGGCCCCGAGTGTGTGGGCGTACGCGAGGAGATGCGCATGACTGACGAACAGCACGGGCACTACATTCGGGCGCTGATGATGGCCAACCGGCTGATCGGCGATGACGAGGATGCGCGGGACTGGCGGCTGTCATTCGGCCGGCTGTTCGAGGGCCGGCGGGAGTCGCCGATTCCGGAGGACGCGGGCACCGAGGTGGAGTACGTGCTGCGCTCGCGCATCGAGGCGGCGAGGCACGCGATCAACTGGGCGCTGACGCAGAACAGCCGGCAGTCGCTGGAGGCTGCCCTGGCGGTGCTGGACGGCGACGACACGCGGGTGGATTTGAACCGGCCTGAACCGTCTCTGAACCGCTCTGAACCGGGGCTTGAACCGCTTTTGAACCGCTCTGAACCGGGTGTTGTGCAGGGTGCGTTCCTGCCGGCGCAGTCGCTGCGCCAGCTGCTGGAGGCACTGAAGGTGGGCGCGGCCGCGGCGCACGAGGTGGCTGCGCGGTATCACCAGGAGATGGCGGGCTATCGGCCGAAAGCCCACGAGCAGGTGGATGCTGAGGCGAAGCAGGTGACGGCGGCGCTGGACGAGATGCGCGCGACGATCAAGAGCCTGGACGCCGATCACATCGTGACGGACGACACCGCCTGTCTGATGATGCCGATGCCGGCTGCGCGGTCCGTGCAGATCGGGCTGCGCCTGGGGCTGGAGGCGGCGCGTCGAGACGTGGACCGCCGGCCGAGCGACGACACCCGTCTGGCGGTGACCATGATCGAGGCCGTCAAGGCGGTGATGGACAAGCTGGTGGCGGCGATCGATGAAGCGGCCGTGGGCTGAGCAGCAGGCCCGCCACAGGGCCTCAGAGGCGCTGTACGCCGCGCTGTGGGGCAAGCCGCAGCGTACCCCTGCGCCGGCGCCTGCGAAGCCTCCTGCGCCCGTTCCTGCCGTCCTGAAGGCGCCCGGTGGAACTCGCTGAGGCACTGGCGGCGCCGGACGTTCAGGGGGCGCTGAAGGCGCTGCCGCCGGACAGGCGACTGGCGTACCTGTGGCGTGCGCGGTGGCTGCAGCAGGCGCACGCGCATCAGGTGCTGCCGACGGGGGACTGGTGGTCGGTGTGGCTGATGCTGGCTGGCCGGGGGGCGGGGAAGACCCGGACGGCGGCGGAGCAGGTGGGTTGGTGGGCCTGGGAGCAGCCTGGGAGCCGGTGGCTGGTGGCGGCGCCGACGTCGTCTGATGTGCGGGCGACGTGCTTCGAGGGCGACTCGGGGCTGATGAGCGTGATCCCGGCGGCGCTGGTGGCGGAGTACAACAAGGCGCTGCACGAGTTGCGGCTGACGAACGGGTCGCTGATCAAGGGCATCCCGGCGTCGGAGCCTGAGCGTTTCCGGGGCCCGCAGTTCCACGGGGCGTGGCTGGACGAGCTGGCGGCGTGGGACTACATCCAGGAGGCCTGGGACCAGATCCAGTTCGGTGTCCGTCTGGGCGCGCAGACGCAGACGGTGATCACGACGACCCCGAAGCCGAAGGACCTGATCGTCGAGTTGCTGGGGCGGGAGGGTGACGACGTCGTGGTGACGCGGGCGTCGACGTACGCCAACCTCGGGAACCTGTCGGCGAACTTCAAGCGGCAGATCCTGCAGTACGAGGGCACCACCCTGGGCCGGCAGGAGATCTACGCGGAGATCATCGACCCGGAGGAGGGGGGGATTGTCCAGCGCGGTCACTTCAAGCTGTGGCCGAAGGATCGGGCGTTCCCGAAGTTCGAGTATGTGGTGCAGAGCTACGACTGCGCGACGTCGGAGAAGACGCACAACGACCCGACGGCGGCGAGCACCTGGGGGATCTTCAAGCCTGAGGACGGCCCGATGAGCGTGATGCTGATCGACTGCTGGCAGGACCGCTTGCAGTATCCTGACCTGCGGCCGAAGGTGGTCGACGAGTACGAGACGGTCTTCGAGTCGGGTGAGAAGGGCCGAGACAGGAAGCGGGTTGACCTGATCCTGATCGAGGACAAGAGCGCTGGGATCTCGCTGCTGCAGGACTTGCAGCGTGCGCACTTGCCGGTGAGGGGGTACAACCCGGGCAAGGCCGACAAATTGCAGCGGCTGAACATCGTGTCGCATATCATCGCGAGGGGGCGGGTATGGGTGCCGGAGTCGCAGGCGAGGCCGGGGTATGTGAGGGACTGGGCCGAGCCGCTGATCAGCCAGATCTGCGCGTTCCCGCAGACGACGAACGATGATCTGGTGGATACCACGACGCAGGCTCTGCGGTTCCTGCGGGACGCGGGCTGGCTGGAGGTTGATCCGCCGCCGCGGGATGACTGGGACGATGAGGACTGGGCAGACACGGGGCGACCGTCGCGAGAGAATCCCTATGCAGCTTGAAGCCTTGCCGCTGATTCAACGGCACGAGGTGTTGGAGCGCACCGTGGAGGAACACGTGTTCTCGGAGGAGTGCTGGTGCTTTCCTCGTCTGGAGTACGTGGACCCTGACACTGGCGTCGAGGTGTGGGTACACCACGAGCCGCACTGAAGGAAGTGGTCATGGGGTATCTAGGCAGGATGGACCGTTCGGAATACGACCGCACCTTCGGCCCGACCGAGGAGGAGCTGCGCAAGGCTGAGCGCCCATCCTTCCGGATGCCGTCTGCTGGCCGGCGCACTCCGATCCAGGGCCCTCCGGCGCCTGGGGTGCCGCTGAAGGAGCGGGTGCTGGGCTTGGGGGAGGCGGGGGCGACGCTGGCCACCGAGATGGCGAGCGCAGTACCTGCGGGCGTGGCCACCATGATGGCGCTGCCGTTCGAGGGCGTGCAGGGCGCCGCCAAGCGCGGCCAGCAGGTGTCTGAGGCCATGACCTACCTGCCGCGCTCTGAAGCTGGCATAGGGGCTCTGGAGGCCCTTGAGAAGCCCATGGAGGCGATGGGCGCGCCTGGGGCGGCCGCTGGCGAGGAGGTGATGCGCCGCACGGGCTCGCCGCTGCTGGCCACGGCCACCGAAATGGTGGTGCAGCCGCTCAACCTGCTGGCGGCGCCTGCGGTGGGCAGGGGCGCGGTGCGCGGCGCACGAGCAGCCGGCCGGGCGGCCAAGGCGGCGGGGCGCGAGCTCGGGCCGAAGGCGGCCGAGATGGCCGAGAGCTACATGCGCCGGGCCGGGATGATGCCGGACATCTTCATCGGCAAGAGCGCCAAGACCTGGGACGCGGCGTCGAATGCGCGTGCGGTGCAGATGGAGAAGGCCGGTGCGAGCCCACGCGACATCTGGCGCGAGACGGGCAACTGGCGCGCCCCGGATGGGAAGTGGAGGCAGGAGATCAGTGACGAGGCGCTTCAGGTAGGGCCGATT